AATTCGATTTTGGCTGTAATGATCACTATGTCGGACGCACTTATTGGCAATCTGCCACAGGCCACATGATTGAAATGAGCGATGTGGAGGGACCTCAAGGTGATGACGGAAGCAATCTTAGAGGCAGAGACAATTTTATTCGACTATTGACTGCTACAGGAAATAAAATTGAATTAAACGATCACACAGAGAGCCAACCGGGTTGTGTTGGTTGTCCTCCAAACATTGCTGGTTCAGAGCGTGGAATCCACCTTCAAAGCACCAGCAATCACACCTTTGATATGGTAGACGAGGGTAATGAACAATGCGGAAATTGTCGCATGGAGGGTGGACAACCTCAGGCTAAAGCGAAGAAAGCTTTTGTCAGAATTAGAACTGGTTATGGTCTTGAACTGGCTTTCAATGACGACTCAAGTCAGGAAGAAACTCAGCAGCAGAATATTCAGCTTTTTTGTCCTCAAAAAGACAATACAGAAAGAGGGCCGCACATCTCAAGATGGCAAGAAGCGCAACAAGGACCCGGACTGGTTTTCCATAGGGCTGGTGGCCACTATGTGAACATGACATATGATAACCACTTTACGGTAGTTGGAGACGAAGAACAAAATCCAAGCAGCAAAATTGAATATATTACCAAGGTCAATTTTGTTTATACTAAAGAAGAATATATCAATATTTCCGACAAGGCTCATATATTCTACGCTAAAGACCTGATTTGCTTGTTGGCAGGACAGGATAATCAGGCTGATGGACAGGGAAATTGCGGATGTGGAGGAACAGCACCGAATTTCGGTGCAGTTTTGGTTTACGACTATTGCACAGGTTGCGTGAGAATCAGCGACCGTGTATTTGCCAGTACATCTGGTTCTGGTCAACCACTATCTATATTCCAACTCAAGCCATTCGCAAAACAATGCACAACATGTTGATAGGTGAAAAATGAAGACATTTTTAGGAGTGCCTTACCCCACAAGAAAGAATCCAAGGGGTTACTGGTATTCACAAGACGGTATCAATCAAATCAAATCGGATTTATTGTGCCTTTTACTAACAAATCCGGGTGAAAGGGTAATGTTACCGGATTTCGGAACACCCTTAAAAAAACTGGTTTTTGAGCCAAATGATACTACCCTAAGTTCACAGGCAATCAACATGATTACGGCATCCATAAAAAGGTGGGAGCCAAGAATTGTTGTTCAAAAAATAGAGGCTTCGGCAAATGTTGATTCGACATCCTTAAATAAGCTAGATGACAAAAGTGAGCTTGAACATATATTATTCATCAGAATTATATTTGTTGATCCCCAGAATATAAAAGATGTGCAGGAGTTGGCATTGCAGGTGCCATTATCGTCGTAAAAAGGAGAAAAAATGGCAATCAATAACAACTGTCCTTTCGATCTGACACCATACACTCAGTCACAGATCATTACGACTCCGAACATTTTCAATCTTAATTACACCAACCAAGACTTCTGGAGCATGAAAACCAGACTGGTAGACTTTGTTCGTCAAAAGTTTACCACAGATTTCTCAGACTTTGTTGAATCATCTCTAGCCATCATGCTGATTGAAAATTGGGCTTTTTTGGCTGACACCCTCAGTTTCAAAATGGACCAAATCGCCAATGAAATCTTTATTGATACAGTCACAGAAACAGAAAACGCATTCAGACTTGCCAAATTGGTCGGATTTAATCCGCAGCCTCCGATTGGCGCAAGGTCGATGTTCACCGCAAGTCTAAATAATCCAATCACTTACGATGTTATCGTGCCAGCAGGTCAACAACTCAAAGTGAATTCGGGTGGCACCCAGATATTCTATGAACTTTATCCAGCAGACGCTGAAAACAATCCCATATTTGATGAAGACATTGTCATTCCTACCGGCGCAATCGTAAATGCCAGCATAGTAGGGTTAGAAGGTAGAACAAGAACTCTCACAGCAAGTGGAACTGGCGCTGTTGCACAAACACTTCAATTGGGAACTTCACCTGTCATTTTTGATTCTATACGAGTTTACATCGATGGGGTTCTGTGGGACCAAGTTCAGTATTTCACAGATTCTCAACCTCGTCGTGAATATAGAGTTGAATACGATAACAACTATGTAGCTTTTGTTATATTTGGAAACAACAGAACCGGACTCATTCCGAGTATTGGAAGCAATATCCAAATTACATATCGAATTGGTGGTGGTCCAATCGGAAATGTAGTCAGCGGTTCTATCCAGTCTCAAACCCTTATCAATGTGCCGGGATTGTCCTATGCCGTACCAGTTGCTTTTAGAAATTACACAAGGGGAGAATACGGCTATTCTGGCGACACAATTGAAGACATTCGATTAAAATTACCAGCTTGGACACGAGCCCAAGATAGGGCTGTAACTGGCTTAGATTACAAAACGCTTACAGATCAGTTCGTGACACCATATCAAGGACAAATTGGCAAAAGTACATCAGTTCTGAGAAATTATGGCTGCGCTGGCAACATAGTAGACCTGTATATTTTAGCAAAGGATGGACAAGCAGGTTTGCAATTGGCATCTGATGACCTCAAAAATTCACTTCAAAAATATATCAACGATAAAAAAATGCTTACAGATTTTGTCTGTATTCGTGATGGACAAGTTCTTTATGTTGACATTTCTATCGATATTGTATTAGACAGACTGTATAGAAAATTTGAAGACGAAATCAGAATAAAAGTGCAAAGAAGATTAGACAATTTTTTTGCCCTGCAAAATTGGGAATATAACGAAAATCTAAAAGATAGTGAAATATCAAAGGTGCTTTCTGATATCAAGGAAATCAGCAGATTGGACATTTCGTTTGTGACAGACGATCCAAACAACGGCGGCATTTTTGTACAAACACAATTTTATGAAATCATAAGACCTGATGTCTTGACCATCGGGTTCACATACGAATAAGGAGCATTTGTGGCAGAGGTACTTTATAATGAAAACCCCAGCATCACAGACTCCGTTGTATTCGAGTTTCTGACACCGGATGCCACCGGATGTCTGTTGCAAATGCCTTACAGGGTAAACAATTTTATCATTTACTTTGTGGAAAGAGATTTCACATCAGGCAACACAAGCGAGTACGAGGAAGTCAAATACGATACTACCAAGCTCGCTTTGGCTGAGGCTGCTGAAGCTCTGGCTTGTAGCGATCCAACAGCAGAAAACATTACCAACGCAAAAACAGCAAGGGCCAACGCAGAAAACAGCATAATATCATCTTCTTTTTACTTTAATCAAGCTACGCCTATCCAGATTGTTGGAACACAGAACTTTCCAGCATGGCTTGGACATACCATTACGGGAATTTCAGCAGCTAATCCGTCACAAATCACAACCGAAAGCAATCACTATTTGACTAGCGGCGATAAAGTCTACATCTATGCCAGCAATTCTGATCCAGTTATCGACGGTCTGTATGAAGTTACGGTAACAGGACCCAACACATTCACGATTGAATACGATCTAAGTGGAGGGTCGGCAGGATCATCTGGCGTATGGATGACACTTCAGCAAAACACAGATAACGCATTAACACCCGTTTTGGTTGATGGCGAAACCGTGATTGGTTTATTCAAGTATGTTTGGCAACCCTTGGGAGCTAGAGAAGGCGATTATTTTGTTTGTTGGACTTGGACTCCTATTGCAGGCAGCAGCACATTATCGTCACACATCAAATTTAGTCTTACTGGCAACACACAAGTAACAACTAGTCTGCCAAGCCATTTTACAAACCCAGAAAAATATCCCACATTACTGGAAAGATACACTCCAGAAATGTTCAAGATGTACATGACAAACGACGATGTCACTCCTGTCGTGCTGGATAAATTCAACGAATCCGTTGCAGCAGGTTTTACTACTCTAGAAAATCTTGCCAATCAAATCGTTGACTTGCAGGATGCTAACACAATCCATGAAGCCCTGCTACCATACTTATCAAACATATTTAATTTAAAACTAAAGACAAGCGACCCAACCCGTTGGCGTGGACAAATCAAAAGGGCCATTCCGCAATTCAAAAGAAAAGGCACCAAAGGTGGCCTAGAGGAAGCTTTTGAACATGCCAGCATGAAGCTGCTTAATTTCAAGAGAATTTGGCAGATAAAGTCCAAATACACTTGGCAAGAATCATTTGTTTGCACGGGTCCAAAAGACTTCATTCTTGAGAAGGAGCTTTACGGTTCCTATGACCCTGTCAACATGGAATTGTACCTTAAAACCGAACATTTAGTCACAGCGATTGAAGTTTATATTCCTGATCCCGTCAGAACGAAAATCACATGTTTCAGCGATCATGGACTCAACAGCGATGATGAAATTTATATCTACAATTCCAACTCAAATCCAGTAGTCGATGGCACTTATAAAGTCACAGTTGATTCACCAAATACTTTTATCATCAACAAAGATATAAGCGGTGGAACAGAGGGCACATATGCGCTGTGGCACTCTACTGTATTGGACAATTCATACCAAGAGTTGACACCAGTCTCCAGCTATGTAAATTTTGCTACTGTTGATGGCGTGACAACCATGTCTTGGATTTCAACCAGCACGCCTTTGAGAGTCGGAGACATTGTCAGAATCATTTATCAGGTTGCAGCGGTCCCAAGTCCATTAGAACAAGGTTATGAAAATCATGTCAGAGACCTTCCTTTGATTGATCAAAGGGATGAGTCTCAACAAATATTTCCACTTAAAAACTGGAATGTTCGTGCCTTGCCCGAAGACGATCCTCTGTTTGACATTTTAATTCCTACACGCCATCCATTTCATGATTTTCTTGTTTTCGGCAAGATTAGGACCGAGTTTCCCTACAGCGAAAACATTTACAACATGGAAGAGTACAACGGTAGCATTAGAAATTCCAAGAATCCATGCGATATTGACAGAAGTTTTATTGATCCTTGTCAATATTGCATCAGCAGCAGCTACAACATTGATGTTGAAGTTGAAAAAATTTGCGATGATAGAATCGATGAATTTTATGAAGTTATTAGAGAAAATGTCCCATTTCACGCTGTATTGCACACCGTAAATTTTTATGGAAGTTTTGATGAGTTACTGGCACCTCCTATTGAGACCATTGAATGCTATATTAAAATTAAAGGTTCAGAGATCGCATTAGCTGGCGAGGGTCAATTCTACTTTAATCGAAGCATGGATCAAGTTTATTCATCTCTTGATCTACAAAGCCCTATACTTCCAAATTTTGATAACAGTCTAGGTATATTCAGAGGTTCTGCCAACACATGGGGCAAACAATCTCTTGTAGATTTAGAGGCAGAATTAGTTGACACACAGTCAGGTTTAGCTTTTAACGATGATGTTTTGATTTACAACATCAAATCAATGGAAAGGCTCAGAATCAACGAGAGCGGAAATGCATCAGTAAAAATCACAACTGGACCTTATGCGGGAACATATCAGGTTTTGGATATAGACAAGCAGGTCGTAAAAATCGATCCTACTCCTCTTGAGCCAATTGAAGATTGCAATGAAATCTTTAAGGTGAATGGTGAACTGAGTGATTGTACTTTTCATTTCAGGATTTTCAATGTAATTATAGACATATCACCATACAGTTCATTGTGTGACATTATACAAGAAAATTATATTACTTTATCTGATTCTAAACAAAATTGGGGAGAGCTTGGGCTACAAACCGTACTTGATGTTACTCGGGGCACAGCTACAGCAACATGGACTATCGAACTGGTAGGATATGGCACTTACAATATTTTAGACATTACCACACAGGGCAACCTTGTTGTGGAGTATGATAATGCGACCTTATTCCCTGTGACATCAGGTGATTTTGTTTATAAGATTTACGATGACGCTGCAAATGAAGTAACTCTCAATGGCAGTTCACCCCATACAGGATATTTGACAGTAAAACAACGGGCTAAGGTAGAAGTATTAAATACCAGTCTGAGACCTATTACAAATATCATAAAAAACGACAATTTTTGGCAAAAAATTGGTGCTGTTGAATACAAAATTATCGAAGTCCTAACCACAGATACGACTTATGACTACTTCTTTATTGATGGTTACAACTTAGGCAGCGCAGCCGGTGTGCATCTGATTGTTTATGAGAGAATTCTTGATAATCAAATAGGCTATATGTCACACAGGGGACTTAATGTAGAGGTGGCTGGAATTGATCTTGAAAGCAACCACTACATCCAAAACGGAGAAAACCAATATAGATGGGACGGTGACGGCACTCCCAACATGAGTGCAGACCCCATTCTGCCCAATCCTGATCCTCTTGCTACTCCTAAGTTTGTTTTCAAAGAAAACTTTATTGTAGTTGTTGATGATGGCAGTAACGAAGATTCATATTGGATGACATACATCAATGGCAATAACAGCGGCAACACTTTGCTGAAACTTTCCGGCAATGATCATTACTGGCAAACATATGGCCAAGGAGGCACACCTGTCACCGTGAAAATTTATAGGTACACCTCCAAAGGAGCAGACATTATCGGACAAGTATTTGATCAACCTGATCATCAGTTCCGCTACATTACGAGGTCTGGCAGCGTTAATGTGACTGCCGAAGAGGGTGCCTATTACACATGGACAGCCTCAGTCAGAGATGTCATGATTTCTGCCGTCCCATACTCCGAAGACACGACTAAAACATTGGTCACAACTCGGTCAATGCACAATTTGCACAATAGTCAAAAGATATTCATTTATGAGACCAATGCAAGCCCGTCGATAGATGGCGAATATCAAATCACCGTGGTAGATGACACTAATTTCTTGATCAATCTAGATATTACAGGGGGCACTAGCGCCTCGTTCGGCTTCTGGCACAGGATACCAACGAATGGTTCTGCTTTTTCTGACCCAGAGGCCAACAATGCAACTAAATTGCTCATAAGTTACTACGATGGGGGTGGTTTGAATCAAACAAGCATGTTGTCAAGCTGGACAAGCCCCGGATACATGCATTTTGTGGACAGCACCGATACCGTTGTGAGTGTTTTCCAAATTACCGGAACAAAAGTCCCGTATACGAGATATTACGAAATACCTGTTGATTTGGACAGCGGCACAAATCCAATTGAAGGTCAGAGATACAGAATTTTTTATGCAGCCAGTCCATCAAGCTCGTCCATTGTTACATCTTTGGCAAATAAACCAAAATCTGATGGACCTGAAGACTTTATAAAACAGAAAGAAGCAGTCTCATATAAAATAGAATATGTGAATGGCTCAGAAGAAAAAGGAGAATTGTAATGGAACTTTATAGCGGAATTAAGGCACGAGGCGATGTTCAAGCTCTTATCGAACATGCGTCGGGTCGTGTGGATGTGATTGAGTTTCCGAACACGGTTCTCATGGCAGGCCGCAATGCCCTAGCTTCAAGCTTGGCGAATAGTTTCAATGGCAATTATCCCTTTTACATCAGCCGCATGGTGTTTGGAACAGGCGGCACAGCTAATGGAAGCCCTAAATTCGTAAGCACCGACAGAATTGCCCTTTATGGCTCAATTGCCGCAAGCAAACCAGTTGTTGCTACTGTCGATCCTAATGTGCCTTCCCAAGTAATTTTGACATCCATTTTAACGGTTAACGATGCAAATTCTTCAGTTCTGAGTGAAATGGCACTTCAAATGGGCAACGACGAATTGTACAGCATGGTTACTTTTCCTGATCTCACAAAAACAGACCAGATGCAGATCACATGGTCGTGGCGCTTAAGCTTTGTGTAAAAAAAGAATTCAGCAATATATCTAAGGAGAACAAATGCCCGATCTAGACAAACTGCCGGTTCCTCAATACGCTCCAGAGCAACCTTACCACTATGACTATGACAATCTGCCTCTTAAGACTTTGGCAGAGCGTGATGTTTTAATCAGCAATGCTGTAGATAAAATTGATGGTATTTTGGCTGATGCAGCCGGATCAACTGCTAGTCTGGCTGATAGACTAGATGTATCTCTGAACGCAGATGGAACCATCAGCGTTGCAACCATTGATGACACAAACCACAATATCGCAAAACACGAGGATGCCTACAACAGCACCGCAGTTGGAGCAGGCACAACTACTGTGGGCGTAAGTGAATTGGCAGCGTATCAAGCTTTGGGTTTTCCTTCTCTAACAAGCACCGTTTCTTTTGTCAGAATGCTTGATGCAGAGAGAAATAAACTTGCGAATATTCAGCCAGATGCGACTCAACTCACGGTTGAATTTCCCGGTGCGACTCCAGCCATTTTTGGATATACCAATCCAACTCTTACCGTGGCAGACTCTGGCACTATAGCTTGGGCTTGGGACGGCACTAGCATAAGCGCAGGAGTCGTGGGCTCTTTCACCAACCCACACCGTCACTACTACAACCTACAACCCTATAATCCATCGGTTGATTATCAAACCTATTACACAAATAATGTGTCAACTGCTTTTATGACTGATAGTCTCAGAGTGTTTGTGAATGGTGTGAGATTGCCTCAATATGATGCATTAAATACTGTTTATGCCTATATTCCATCTTCTACATTTTCAGGTGGGCAACCAGCAAGCTGGACTCAAAATTATTTCACTCCAGACCCCGTAAATGGAGCATTTAGTTTATATACACCAATCAGTAGTGGCGACACCATTACTATTGATTTTGATGAAGACCTATCTTGACCCGACTAGGGAGAAAAGGCGAATCGCTTGTATCAACCAAAAAACATTAAATATGGTTTTGTAATACTATGTCCTGATCATTCAATCAGTATGCTAAAAACAACAGCATATAGTATTCAGTCAAAATATCAAGACATTCCATACATCTGCGTGGTTGACAGTAGTGCGACCACGCAAGATGTTTCAGAGATGAAAAAAATTTGCCCTACATATAAGGGCACTTCTACTGTAACTTCTCTCATAAATGTTGGCATAAGACACGCACCAGCAGAATGGAATTTTTTAGTATTTGCGGGAACCACGGTGCGTCAAAAAATGAATGAAAAATATGCCTTTTTCATGGAAAGCGAAAAAGATGTCATGTTTCCAATTTCTGACAATAAGACCAATTTCATTGATGCGACTTTGAACGGTTTACTTATGAATAAAAAGTTCTTTAAGGAAGTTGGAGAGCTTGGAAATGATGGAGAACTTATAGATATCAAGTGTGATTGGGCATGTAGGGCAATGATTCATGGCGTAAAATTTAAATCAATAATTGGCGCAAAACTCTGTTAAACATCACCGTACACTATGCTCCAACGGTCATCATGACGGTGTAGCCCCTCATCCACTTCACTAAGATAAGTGAACAATCGATCCCAAGATGTAAACATATATCTTGTTGGAACGAAACCGAAATACCAAAGAGGAATATATTTTAAACTCTCTCTGTTTGTAACAAGCATAGTTGGCTTCTTGGCATTGTTGCTGTTGATGATTTCATGGACGGTTCCAACAGTTTGTACTCCGTATGGGACATAAGCTACAATAAAATCACACCTATCAATCAAGCCTAAGTCTTTTCTCACAAATCCTTTAGCTATTGTGACTAAAGTTTGAATATCATTTTCGTTTTGAGCGGATTTTATCTTTTCATTAACATTTTGTTTGGGGTCTTTGAAAGGATCAAACAGGTTGATTTTGAATTTCTCAGTCATGACCGCTGTTGGATACTCTCGCCAACGATCATCTCTTGCAAATTGGATTGGACCACTAAGATATGCACGCTTGGAAGCAAGAAATCCGCTCATTTATAATTACCTTGAACTCTTTTAAATTAGGAGAAAACCAAAATGTCAGGCGAAATAATTGTACACGAGATGGATGAAATTTTGCAACACGAACCAACGCAAAGACACAGCTATTTTCAATTAAAATATTTTCTGATTGGTAAAGAACCGACCATTCAGTCCAAAATGTGGCAATGCATTAGGGAATTGAAAAATAGGCGTGATTCTATGAAGTCAATGGACCTCGAACTTGAAGAAGCGCACGACAAGCTTTTGTTGCTTGACATCGGTATCCAACGACTTCAAATTGCAATCAAAGAAAAAACAAGTCTTGCAGCATGTGCAATGAACAACTTGGCTATTGAAGAGGCAGCGATCAATGTTCGCCAATTAGACCGTCAAAAAAAATCTCTTAGTGAGTCTATCACACAAATAAGAGACCGTAAAAAATGGGTCGAAGAGGAGTGCAGATTTTTTGTCGAAACTTTCAAGAACTTAAGAAAAATAGAAGAGCTCAAACATTTTGATGACTTTGAAAGTCAAAAGAATTATTGGAATGAAAAGTTGACACAGAAAATCAATATGAAGATGTTGACTAGTGGGCAGATAGACAGCGAATTGGTTGAAACTGTTGTTGCCCTGCCTGATGAAGTTCCAGTTAAAAAACAAACTCTTCAAACACTTAATAATAAGCAAAGCCAAATGTTGCAACAATTATCAGAAATCACAAAAAAGCTTGAAAGTAATTCAGGCCATAAGGAGAGTTGATGGCGGTCACTAGAATTTCCTCCAAGGATTCTGGATACACAGTTGGTGATTTATCTGTGTTTCCTTTAGCCTTGGACAACAGATATCAACTATATGAGGCTAAAAACAACGCTGAAACCAAGCTGAAGCAAACCCTGACCTATAACGGTCATTATGTCGTTGTTGAAAATAACGACAAATTTCCTTCTAACGGTATTTTGCGAGTTGGTCCACCTCCCGGTCAAGCGGGAGCAGCGGAGATGATTTATTACGACAAAAAATCCAATGGAATTTTCAAGGATTTAATCAGAGGTTTTGCAGGGTCCAGACAAAATCCGTGGCCCAGCGGGAGCTTTGTCACCAACGCTGTATTTGCAGAGCACCATAACGCAACAAAAGATGCCTTAATTAACATCGAAACAAATTTGGGCATCGAAGTTTTACCCAGCACAGATACCTTGAATTGGATTTTGAAAAATCAAGAGAACAAATTCCTAGCACCACGGGCCTTGTTCAGGGCTCAACCCATCAAGGGACCACCCGGCACCAAGGTGCGATTCCAAAATTTCAGCACAGGACCACTTGTTCGCTACCTGTGGGATTTTGGAGATGGCACTACATCTGTTGAAAGGTCTCCTGTACACATCTACCAAAAAGAAGGCACATATACTGTTAAGCTTAATATCATCACAGCACTAGGAGCGCAAGGAGTTGCTGAAAAAATAGGATACATAATAATCAGCGAATCAGAACGACCACCTTTCTTTTATGTATTGCCAGATGCAACACCGCCATGTTCCTTGGATTACGCCACAAATGTTCTTGGCGATCCTGCCTTAGCTACAACATTTACATTCATGGATCAAACAGACGGCAACATCGTGCAAAGATATTGGGTTTTCGATGGTGCAGGAACTCATAACGGAAATCCTGTGGAAGGCAATACCTTGGCTATCTACGACCCAAATGTTCACTACACGAGTTATGTCTACGATGTAGGCGGTACATATCAACCATCTTTGTTGATTCTATTTGAAAACCAAAAGCTCCAGAGAGCTTTCTTGCAAGACAAACTTACGGTGCTTTAATGTCAAATCTCAGCAATTTTCCCAAAACTCTGGATACCAATGTCAACCTCTATCATGTGAGTGATGGACTGCGTGTGGTATTGGCCGAAGACTACAATCCCGGCGATACAACCATTACAGTAATTGGCGATGAAGAGACTATGCGTCGATTTACGCCAACAGGAATCATCACGCTGACAGAGCAATGCAGCGAAGCAGAGCTTAGAGCAATAAGTTTTTCTTACACGAACAGGACGCTTACACAGTTTTTAGGATGCACTATCCTTGCAGGTTTTACCGATGTTGTCAAACCAAAAGGAATTACGCATGTCACACAGAATGTGATGGCTCAACATCACAACGCTTTGAAAGATGCGTTATCTAACATTCAAGGGTTTGTAGGCATCAAGGGCGAAGTGGGAACAACTCCGCTTGAAGGCACGATGGAACAAAGAATCAACTACCTCCGCAACATTGTGCTTCAGCCAAAAGCGTGGTTTAGGGCAAACAAACAAATCGGACTTGCTCCGATGGTTGTTGAGTTCACCAATCAGAGCTTCAGACTTGGTACTGACGGTACATCACAGTCAGTAAGTTATATTTGGGACTTTGAATACAATCCAAGCGTTACACCCACAACTATATGTAACGCAACTTCCCTTGTACCATCAACAGTAAGTCATGTTTTAATCAATGATCTTGATGGTGGCACAATTACCAAAACATACTACGATCCCGGTGTTTACAGCGTCAAACTTACTGTCATCAACGATTTTGGGTCAGATAGCGTAATTTTTGATGACTATATTCAAGCTAGATATCCAGCACCTCTTGACGCTTGTATTGAATTTGTCCAGCGTGGAGACCAACAGGTGACTCAGGGCACTAATCCTACTGGTGGCCCTTATGATCAACCTAACTCAACCACACCTGTGATAAGAAGTGTTGTCAATTCAATTATTGACATGTACATAAAGGACACGGCTACTTACGGTGCCAATCCAAATACTATTAGTATGGATCATCCATATGGATACAGTTACGCTGGAGAAGAATTAGATGGTGTCACAGCAATTGATCCCATTATACAATACACATGGTCTTTGGCTGATGATATTCCACATAGCAATGCACCCAGCGCAAGAGCCGTTTATAGCATAGGAGGTTTGTACGATTTAGTTCTGCGATGCGATACTTCTTTTGGTTCTTATAAAATAACCAAATATCCAAATGCTTTTGATATAGTTGAAAAAATTAACCTTTGGCTTTGGACTGAGAATCCTTTGAATCCTTTAGAAATTTCTGTATCTGAATTTGGACTACTCAGCGAAACATTTAAATACAAAGCTGCTCCACAAGTAATCGTGCGCAACAGTAGTTTTCTGGAAGATGACCCTTTAATACCTTACACGGTTCCAAATAAAATTCAACAAAAGCGTGAGTTTTTGAAGAATGTTGGTTTTGCTCAGGCAACCAGCGCAACTTCCGGTTACAAAGGCTCAGGTCTATTGTATTGGGCATCAGGAAGAAGTCCTCTTGATTCACCAGCATCCGAAACAATAGAATTTACTTCTTTTAATGGTTTAGAATATTCCTATACCACCTCTCCCGTAACAATAACAAGACCTTGGAACTGGTTGAGTTTTGCATCCACAAGCCAATTGTTTTTTATCCTAGGAGGAGTTACAGATAGTATTCCAGCAGGCACCTCTCCCACAAATCAAACCAGAAGTTTAGTTGATTTGGGCACATCATCTGTTGATAACAGTTATACTTTTGGTGTCGCAAACTATAAGAACGGCGCAGATGAACTTCGTGAAAACGAAGTTTCCTATACTGGAGGCTTGCCTGACCAAGGACACATGAGTGTTTATCGTTCAACATGGTCCAACGATGCGGGCTATTTCCTCAGAAACGAAGGTGTTGGAACATTCTTTAGAATGAAAAGTTTTTATAAAACTAGTGGTGTTTTTGGAGACCTTGTTCAAGATATTCAAAAGATACAGGATATGAGCGGTGCCAGTCGTGTTGAGGGACAATTAGTAACCATGAGCCAAGGTGTCTACTTCTTCAGCAACTCTGGTGCTGTAAGTGCCTACAATCCAACAAGCGGCGTTTGGGGCACAGGTGGTCCCGGTGTAAACAGCCCTGCTTTCAGAGCTCTGCAAGACACAAATGTAATTGGTTACGACAACCCTGATCAAACACTTTTCTGTGCATCAGATGGCGACAAGGTCGCATATCTAAGTTTCGATTACAGCGAAAACGCTTTCATCCGTTTTAATGAGACGGATACGACATTCAGTAGTGTGTCTAGCAGGCCGTCAGGCACACAGTTTAACATGACGATTTTTTAGTTTTTGGTCTAAATACCTACATTAGAGCAGAGAAAATCCAAAGTGCCATATTATTTTCCACCAACTCCGGTTTATCCAAGTGACTACGATAGCGATGAAACGCTGTTCGTTGTGTACAATACTTCGGAAACGGTGACAACAGCAGAGAACCTCCCTTGGTCAGACGAAATCAGCATCAAACCAGTTGCTGCCGACAAGGATGAAATCTGGGCAACAAATGGATTTGCCAATATCGATGGAGAACTGTTTTATTACGGCAATGTAGAACTTGATGGAAACGACAAGGTCAATAAATTTATCCAATGTAGCAGAAACCTTGGTGGAACTCATACAAAAAGAACTCTTGCTGGCACGGAAGTTCGTGGCTTTGTAATTGCCGAACATCACAATCAGATCGTTGATACAATTGTAAAACTGGAAAATTTTATTGGATACAATTTCACTCCAGATAAAGAGTCACTTGACTGGAGAATCAGAAATCTTCAAAATTTAGACATTATTTTTGACGACTTTTCATGTCCCGATGTTGTGTTTGACTTTTTCATACTTGAAGACAATCCCACAACAGGAATCTTGGCACAATATCTCGTAACCATTACAGGCATATTCACCAATTATAGACTTGATTTTGGCGATGGAATTTACACTACAACATCAACTAATGGCACTCACAGGTACGCACCTAACGCAACTATTGACCCCGTTCTGACAATCTCAAACAATAAGTGTACTATTGTCCAGACTCCAATCGAAAGAAATGTTGTAACTGAACCGCCTCCTCAAAAAACGACAAATACTCTAGAAATACCAATTCCCGCTTTGCCCAACATTCCACAAATCATAATCCCATCTGTGACTGTACCATCGTTGGTTCCACAGTTGCCACCGATTGTGTTTCCTTGTTTGAATGTTGGCCCAATCGGACCAATCAATATTCCATCTGTCATCAGCGTAATACCAGCGATCAATATTCCTTCTTTGGTAAGCATTACGCCGGTTTCTTTACCAAGCAATATCACTATTACATCACCTAGTTTAACACCAATTTCAATACCGAGTCAAATAACGATCACTCCAGTATCTATCCCAAACCAAATCACCATTACTCCTATACCAAATATTCCAACAAGCATTGGATTCAATCCTTTCCCGACTCCACCAAAAGTCGGATTCACACCATTTCCAACTCCACCACCGATTAGCTTTAATCCGTTCCCGAGTTTTCCGACAACAATTACTGTCACACCACTTACCTTTCCTACAACAATTACTGTTACGCCTCCAAACATTCCTACAACAATTACTGTTACGCCTCCAAACATCCCCACTAATATTAACTTTGGACCTTTTCCGTCTGTTCCAAATATTCCATTTGGACCTTTCCCATCGCCGTTGCCGAAGGTTGGTTTCAGCACGCCGCCAAGTCTGCCAGATGTGAATTTTGGCCCTGCGCCCAGCTTTGGTCCTATTCAATTCGTGGGAGCACCTACATTCCCGGCTGCTATTCCGTTTATCAATGCGCCCAATATTCCGGCT